TCAGTCCGGCATTGACATTACTCCCCGAATCAGGACATAGACGCCTGCAACCGCCACTCCGATCGCAACTACGCCAGTCAATACCGACGAAAAATCAACTGCCGCAGTAAGCCCCGACAAATCGGGGGCGGTAGCAGCCATCGCACCCGATGCAGAGACCAACGCACCAACCATCACCACACCGCGTTGAGTAATTTTGTTCATAAATACCTTTCATAAAAATGCCGGAGGCCGTCCGGCGACGGTAAAAATCAATAACCGCGAATAAAGCTGAGAAGAATTCCGATTTTCTTGCTGGCGAAAAATAGACCGATAACAAAGCAGAACGACAAGCTCCAAAGGGCACTTGCAGCCGCATAATCGAATGGTGCGTTTTGTGCTTCTATGTTTTGCGCTTGCGAAGGATCAATGATGTAACCCTGCATGCTGCTGATCGCCATTCCGGATGGACACGGGGATTGCCCAAACTGAGAAGGAACGCAAACAAGTACTGTCTGCAATGAGCCTGCCGCCATCATAGGTCCTCATAAAATGACTCAATCGAAAATCCTTCGGTGCAATGGACATGAGCTGTTTCTACAGCAGACTCATAGTCATAAAACCGTCCAGCGTTTCCTAACCATGGCGTATAACTTACGTCACCAAAATGCGGACAAAGAAACAGCGCGCTCTCCCTGTCCTGAACAATGAAAACGCGCCTCATATTTAAGCCGCCGCTTTCTGCTTAACGATTTCAAGTGGCTTAAGATCGGCTAGCTGTGTTTTTTGAACCTTGCCGGTGGTGACGATTTCCAAAGTGGCCTCAGCAATAAATGGGAATGGCAAATGCTTATATTTGTTGTATTCATCAGAAGATCCCAACGAATATTCAACAGCAGAGAATCCCTTGGCATTTCCCTTGGAATCATCCAGGCCAGTTTCGACATACACCTTCGTACTGTCATAAGTATTCCCATTTTCCAACGTACCTTTAGATGCTTTCATGCCGAGCACTTTGATTTGCGATGTGAATTTCATTGTCAATTCCTTTAGGGTGTTTAGAAATCATGGCTACAGTGATAGCCGGAGTCATCTGTGTAGCCGTTCGCAGATGTGGCTGTATCGTCGTCAAATTGATAGACGTTTTTTCTTTGGGATAGATGGAGCGGAACAAATATTGATGGCGCAATTTTTGCCAATCGTGGTGGCCATGCGTTCTCATCGTCAGACTGCAACTGTTCAAGCAATTGCTCGTCCGAATCAGCCAACCCACGCAGGACACGCAGATACTTTCCGAATTGCTGTTTAATTATTTTCTTTGACGCTTCAACCGTTATTTCTGCACGTTGACGCTTAGTCTCAAGTTTCATTGCGGTGCTATCACGCAAGCTCCCAAGCCATGGGTATTGGCAGAAATAAATTTCAGGGTGAAGCAACACGTCCAGGGGAATAAACGTGTCTTTGTTTTTCATTTCCAACTCGACACGAACCCAAGTAGAGTTTGGATCACCTAACTGACGCCCTTTGTCATAGCGACGCAAATAGAGGTCAGAGGTTCTAACGCCCACAGCGTCCGTAATACCAGCCTGCATTCCGCGATTGGTATGCACACATCCGTATACTTGATAGTTAGGCCAGGAATCAGGCGACTCAATATGACGCTTTTGACGGACAAACTCCCCACGGTGATATGCGGCCTCAAATTCTGCGTGAGTTGGCCCGTTCTCATAATAGTCAGCAGCCATATCGATACGACTGATGCGCACGTCACCGCCGTATTCATTGAGACGAGTGAGGAAGTTATAGATTTTTATTGCGGCGTTAGCATCGGCATTCAGCCATCCGTCACCGGACAGAGATACGAGAAAACGATTATTCCTGTGACCAATACAAAACACGCCCCAACCGTCACCAATCACATAACTTTCTTTGTGAAAATGCATTCCAAAACCATTCTTTTTACTGATGCCGAAACCCTCACCGCAAAAATCCTCCATTAATTCCGAAATGGCCCCTGCGATATCGTCATCTGTAAAAGATTTATAGCTATTGAACTTGAGAAAGGCATCGACATTGACTGTAAAAGTCAGCCAGTCTATAAAAACATTATTTTCTGAAGAACTCCGCCTTGGCACCTGCTTTACGGCTCCATCAGCCAGGATTAAGTCGATGTATTCATCTTCATGTACCCCTCTATTAGCTTGGAGGGGTTCAGCAGAAACTGGCTTCACTGTCTGAATTGTTTTTTCGCGATGCGGATGCTGTCCGTCCTCGCGCTCCGCGCTGCGGGCGGGCAGCTCCGCACCGCGAACGTTGTGATGTGCATCAATGACGCGTTTCATCTTGCTCACAGCACAAACTCCTTCTCCGAACAACTACGCTGAATCGCGGCAACATTAACAAGGCTGTACTTGCCAATAGATACTGTCGGTAAATAGCCCTTGTTAATGAAGCCCACTACGACGCCAAGTGGCAGACCTACCATTTCGGCAAACCTTTCGCGACTAACCACTGGCGACGCATAGTTACGCAATGGCTGTGTGACAAGTTGCTCAGAACCCTTCAAAATATCGACCATATCTATAGTATTTAACTTATTGAGCGTTTTTGACTATATTTAATCAAATGTCTAAATTAAAGACATTTGACAATTTAACGCATTTAATCACCATTGGATAACTATGTCAACGACGATTGAAGATCGGGCCATTCTTCTCTTGAAAGACGAAGCCGGACTACAGGAACCCCAGGAGGATGCAGATACACCTAAAATCGGAGGGCATGGTTTTTGGGAACGACTCGGAGAGCGAACAGGAATAGCGTCAAAGCGCTGGCGCCAGGTTTATGCTCGTAAGCAGCGAGTGACATCAGACATGCTTGAAGCATTGGCCCGATTATTTCCGAGCTACGCGTTCTGGCTAGCAACAGGAATTACAGATGCAACAAATGGGCATACAGCTCCCAACACCGCCCAAGCATTTCCTGAGCGGACTAATATAAAATCGATGTCGGCAGAAGAATACTTCAAGAGAAGCCTAGAACTCGCGGAAAAACTTTTTGACGAAGCGCAGGTAAACGTCAGCGACGATAAAGAACGAATGTATGCAGCTGAAAGAACACGCCCACTAGCACATTGGTGGGATAGCCCCCTATGTGACGCGGCATATAGAATTGCATCATCAGAGGAATATGAATACTTAAAAGGACTTTGGGATGATCGCGAAGACGAACGAAAAAGACATATCGAGCGCATTACAAAACAAGCAAAAAGGCAGTCAGTAACAGCTGAAAATGACAAGTCTAGCAAGATTAGATCAACTCCGTTCCTCGGTGTCGACCCAAGAACTAAGCATCAAGATCACTGGGATTTATTTTATGAACCGAAAAATTTAGAAAAAACTAAATTTGCACTGAGTGTATTAAATGTACCTCCAGCAAAACTCACAGACGAACAACTAGACATGATTGCAAATATGTCGCTAACCGAAGTTGAAAAATATCTAGTGCATCACAGAATGGACTCGGATTTCGTTTTCCCTTTTAAGGGTGGAGTGATTAGATACGCTGACAAAGGATTGCTACAGGAGGAAGTAGAACGTTTAACAACTATGGTATTGAAACAAAGAGCTAAAAATGACGATAAAGCCAGTTAATACTGGATGGCAAGTCAATATTCAGCCAGGTGGACGAAGCGGCAAGAGAGTCCAGAAAACCTTTCCTACAAAGGCAGAAGCGCTCGCATGGGAACGCCACATTCAGGCAAAAGTACAAGAAGCACCCGAATGGACTCCCGCAAAAAAAGACCAGCGTAAGTTGTCGGACCTCGTTGCATTATGGTTCAGACATCACGGATCGGCATTGCGTGCAGGCGAAGATACTCACCGAAGACTGTTGGCAATGTGCGAAGCAATGGGCAATCCTCGGGCCGATTTATTTAGTGCTGACAAATTTGCCGAGTACAGGGCAAATCGAATCAAAGCGGGAATCAGTGCGAGCAACATGAACCGCGAACAGGCATACCTGCGAGCAGTCTTCAATGAGATGATTAGGCTAGATCACTGGAAAAAAGAGAACCCGCTCAAAAAATTACGGGCATTCAAAATCCAAGAGAGAGAACTTTCATATCTTGCACCAGACGACATTATCAAACTACTTAATGCTCTAAAAACTACGAAAAGCCAACATGTCTGCCTTGTCGCCCGTGTATGCCTAGCAACAGGAGCGCGCTGGGGGGAAGCAGAAGACCTTCGCGCCTCACAAATCAAAAATGGCTCTATACAATTTGTCCAAACAAAGTCGAGCAAGGCACGCTCTGTGCCAATCACAAAGCGACTTGAAGATGAACTAAAAACGCATTTTGATGAAAATGGCGAGGGTGAACGATTATTTAAAGATGCGTATGCATCCTTTCGCCAAGGCTTAAAAGTCGCAGAATTAGATTTGCCGGCAGGACAGATGACCCACATACTGCGACATACTTTTGCAAGCCATTTCATCATGAATGGCGGCAACATTCTTGCACTGCAAAAAGTACTGGGCCATCAAAGTCTAGTGATGACTATGCGCTACGCACACCTGTCACCGGAACATCTTCAAGAAACCCGACAGCTCAATCCTCTAGCACGGCTAAATCTCGGTTGA